ACGTACCGGGGCGCTCGGCGAAGCGGTCGTGGCCGTTCAGCTGGATCTTGGCGGTCACGCAAGGATTGATACCCGCCAGGCCCTCAACCCGGGTAATCGAGTAGCCCGACTCCAGGGCCGCACGGTCCCACCAGTCAGAGTAGTTAAAGGGCTGCTGTCCCTTCCACACATCCACAGACGAGTCGCACGCCACGAAGGAGTCACGCTGCACTACCCACACAATCTCCTTGCATGGGTGGTTGAAGGACAGCTTGATCTTGTTTGCCGACGATGTCACGGACTCGTCACCCGTGAACTGCAGCTGCTCGATCAGGTACTCGTGGGCCACCTGGGCGAAGCGACGACGCTCCTCCGTGTCCAGGTAGATGTAGTCCACGTAGAGAGACGCCGCCACGATGCCCGTCTGGTTCACACGGTTCACGATGGTCTGGGAGTTCGACCAGCACAGATTCTGGATAGAGTTGAACTCGATGTTGAACTTCACCTCGTGGTACTGGAGAGCAATCAGAGGCAGCGCCAGACCCGCATGACGGTTGAACCAGAACTGGAGGGGGATGTACATCGTGTACTCCGGAGAGCAAGAGCGGTCCTCGTCCGCCGCATGGGGCTCGCCGCCGGCGCAGTCCGAGTCGCAGCCACCGTTGGGCACCTGCGTCAGAAGGTTCACCATGGTAGGCACGTTGCCCACCATCTCCGCATAACCGGCCTGCTTGCCCGCAGGGCGGGTCAGCTCATTCCAAATGTGGAGCCAGTCACCATAGTGCTTGTCGATCTTCTGGCCACCGATCTCAATCTCCACGTAGCTGATCAGGTTGTGGCCCACCCAGTTCAGCCAGCGGAACTGCGCACCCGAGGGATCCGACGCTGTCAGATTCACCTGGGGCAGCGTAACCTGGAGGTAGGCGCGGTGAATCAGATCGCCGTTACGGGAGATCGTGCACGTCACACGCTTGCCAAAGTTCGCCACACCGTTGAACGTCTGCTCGATCGACTCCATGGAAAAGTTAGAGTGACGACGGTACAGCTGCTTGAAAAAAGTTACCTGTGGATTAGATGTCAGGTATACATCCTGGGCACCATAGGCCACGAGCTGCATCAGACCACCGGACATTACTTATACTCAACCTTTCGAAATTTTTTTGGAAACACCGGACGGGCTTTCCCGATTTCCTGAACTCGTCCAATATAATCTAAAGCCCTTTGTAATAGGTAAGACATGTCCGGACTACAGGACGTCCTTGTCTCTGAAGAATTTAACATGGGCGTACAACAGGTTAAAAAACCCACGACTCTTGAAGCATATCACAAGCAGCAATTACAGGGTTTCAATGACCAGAAAGAGTCACTAACAGACCTACAGAGTCATCTCGCATGTCTCGAAGAACAGCGTGAATCCCTTCCAACCTCTTCATATTTGTCTGATGAATGGCGTCAACTCACGGAACAGATAGAACAACTGCAACGAGACATACGGTCCATTGAGAAGGATGATGCGCGCATCAATTATTTTCTGAGTGTCGGCGACATGGTATTCAAGTATTTTGATGCACAAGAATCACTTGAAGATGGCGCATCGGCACCCAAACAAGGTATAACGGGTCGTACCCCAACGAACTCTGTTCTGAGTTATTTCGGTACTGCAGAACCTTCACAGGCAAAACAGGTAGCATCAAAGAAGGAACGGGCCAAAGCCAGTGTTCTGGATAACACCGACGGTCTTCACCGAGACAAGATGCTCGAAAACTATCTGGCCGTTGTTGATCCCATGGCTATCAAAAGTGGTGTCTTACCAGGTTCTGGAATTGAACCCGGCTGGGGCTGTTGTCCCGCCTGTGATGTGGAAATGACATTTTATCAGAATGAGGCGAAACTCGGCTGTCCCGAATGTGGTTACGAGGATTTTATTCTTGTTGACTCGGAAAAGCCGAGTTACAAGGATCCGCCCCGAGAAGTCACATATTTCGCATACAAGAAAATCAACCATTTCAACGAATGGTTGGCACAATTCCAGGCCAAGGAGAACACGGATATACCCCAAGATGTGATTGATGCAGTGCTAGCCGAGATCAAGAAGGAGCGAATTCGTGATCCGAAGCGAGTAAAGAAGGAGAAGATTCATCAGATTTTACAGAAACTCAAACTATCGAAGATGTACGACCATGTTCAACAGATCAAGAATCGGATCCAGCAGCAAATGACAACACTCGTGTTGAGCCGAGAGAATGAGGAGCGTCTGCAATTCATGTTCAAGGAAATCCAGCCGGCGTTTATCAAATTCTGTCCCAAGGGCCGATCCAATTTTCTGTCCTATCCCTACGTGCTGAGTAAACTCTGCCAGCTTCTGGAAATGGATGAATTCTTGCCATGTTTCCAACTTCTGAAATCCCGTGAGAAGCTGTATCAACAGGATCAGGTATGGCAGAAGATCTGTACGGAAATGGGCTGGCAATTTATCCGGTCTATTTAAAAAAACTCGTTAAATCTTACATGTAAAAATCCGATGAGACGTTAATGACCTGCCCGGACTGTGGCAATGCCCACAGTTTCGTGAGGTTCGGGTCTCAAGGAGATGTAGATCTCGTGTATTCTGCTCCGGCAAGGGCCCGAGAGACCAAAGAAACGGCGCTGACGTTTCAAAAACATACGGCGCACTTGGATCAAATGAAGGGTCGACGATGGGTCTGGATAATTGATTTCGCTAAGATGGAGACCCGGCATTATTCTTCGATGAACTTAACACACAAACTGATAAAGCTCATTACAGAAGAACACTTGGGTGGGCTACAAGCTATCTTTTTGGTGAATCCGAACTTTTGGTTGCGCACGACAATGTCGGCAGTAAAACCCATATTGTCCAAGCAGTTTTATGCTAAGCTCCGTATGTTCGAGGGCACGGATACCGGCCTTCTTCTTGAGCTCGAGAATGCAGGTATTCAACGCAATTGGGTTCTCTGGCTAGCCAATATGTTTAGGGAGAAAGTTTAGGATTTAGATCTATAAGATAACTATCCGTGGTTGGTGTAAAGGGCTGCGAGTTTTTAGCACTAAAAGATCTCTTGATCTTTTTAATAGCGCCATCGTTACGACTACTTCTTATAACTGAAGCAGAATCCACTATAACCGCATGTAATTGCGTGGCTACAAGTTTTGCAAGCTGCACTTTCTTGAACTTTGTCGTATAAAATATCATGTTTAATATTTCTTTCGCATTAGAGCACCCAGATTCAGGGTTTGTCGACCGAAATTCGGTAAACTCTGTTTCTCCTGTTTCAGCATTTTTTATATATTTAATATGATATCCGGGTATCGCTTGTATTTTATAAGGATATTTCTTAATATTTATAGCTAATAATAACATTACAGAATAAAGTTTGGGATCATCCCACAGTTTATATGGTTTCATAAGTTGTATACATTCTTTATTAGTATTCAGATATGAATCAATGCCCGCTGTATTAATTACCAGCTTCTGCAATACACCTAACATACTGTATATTATACCTCCACCCACACCAAAGGTTGCTAACGAACCTATCAGTGTAATACCCATTTTTGCCGCAGCTAATAATATTCGGATTGTCTTTGAAAATAATCCAAGTTTATAACCTATAACTCTGGTTTCAGATTTCAGAGGATAATGTAAATCTACCGATTTATGAAATTCATATCGTTTTATAAAGGTCTCTATAATCCCCTCTTCACCACCGTAAATATTTCCTAATACTGCATCATTATAATAAGGATTGCCGGAATTATCACAGTGTATATACCCAGAATCTGTATTCGTCGGATCTGGTCTACATAAACCAGTTTTGGACTTTTTCAGTAAATTTCTTTGCTGTTTATCCACAACAAACGCATTTTGTGCTGCATTGTCGTCTTCATTTTCTTCGACTTTTTCCAATAGGGCTTCCAGTTGTTCTGAACCATTGACTTGAAGGCCTTTTGATATTTGTGCTTTTAAATAAGTAAATATGCCTCCAAATTTGTTGGTAAGGCCTATTAATTGTAATACAACAGGCGATAATTCCGGAACTTTTACAGGTTTACCCGTATTTTGTTCTTCTCTAAGAGCCTCTATATATTGTCTCCCAATATCTCTTAAAAAATATTTTGTTTGTGGATTACCCCATAACTCTATTAATTGATTGAATAACGTTGCGTCTTCGCTTTTTAGCTGTACAGGTGCGCTAGACAGTGGGTTTTTTTTGAATAATGTAAACATGCCACCTTTTTGTCTTCTTGTTTTTCTTATGAACCTTTTTCTACGATTGATTCTTCTTGTTATAGGCATCTAATTATAAGAAATAAGTTTATTATCGGAGAGTGTCTCGGTGGCTTACCGGTAACCAAAGTTGACAACGGCCAGATAACATAGAATATACCAGCAATGCATGTTCCAATTGTATACGGCAAAGAAGAGAAGACCAAGGCCGTCTATGACTTCCTTGTAGACCCTACGAAAAACGTGTTGATCTTGGCTGGTCTCCAAGGCGGCGGTGAAGGTAAGACTGCTGCAACAAACGAGGCTGTTCATCGATGGATGGCCGCCATTGGTGAGGAAAATGTCAAACCGCTTAGTATTTGCGAGGGATCGGGTCTTGGACACAACCAGGCTTATATGGATCTTCGCACGTGGACAGTGAAGATTATTATGCACACCAATATGTGGAACGAGAAATGGATTGATATTGGTCACGAGATGGGCGCACAGACCTATCTATTTCGCAGGATCCTTGAATAAAATTACACCTGGGACCTATAGATGTCCGGGTGTCCCTACAAGAATATATTCGGGGCCCCCGGAACTGGAGCCCACAGTTACCGCCTGTTTGATATAGCTGTCGTAGATGTGGTTTTAACAGTACTGGTGGCGTGGGGTATTTCATGGTGGTTTGACCTGAAATTCTGGCAAGTGTTGGTGGCGGCGTTTCTACTGGGAATCGTGGTACACAGAATCTTCTGCGTACGAACCACCGTTGATAAAATGTTGTTCAAAACTTGACGAGGGTACACAGCCAGCCCTCATCATTGCGGCCTCCCCCCAATCCCCAGGAAGGTCTGCATCGGTCCAGAAGTTCTGGTGTCTTTGACACCCTTGCTACTGGACCCCGCTCGCCGCAGGCGAGCATCGGTCCAGTAGCTCAGTTTGTAGAGCGTGGTGCTTATAGTTTCCAGACTATATTTAATGCACTAAGGTACGCCAAGGCCGCGGGTTCAATCCCCGCCTGGACCACATAGCACCAATAGTTTAGTGGTAGAATGAGGGATTTCCAATCCTTTGACCCGGGTCCGATTCCCGGTTGGTGCATTTACACCCCTGTGGCGCAATGGATTAGCGCACTCGACTTCTAATCGAGAGGTTGTGGGTTCGACTCCCACTAGGGGTATTTTTGTTATAAGCCCAGATAAGCTATTGTTTATATCTTATCAGGGCTGTTGTGGGTTCGACTCCCACTAGGGGTATTTTTGTTATATGCCCAGATAAGCTATTGTTGATATCTTATCAGGGCTGTTGTGGGTTCGACTCCCACTAGGGGTATTTTTGTTATATGCCCAGATAAGCTATTGTTGATATCTTATCAGGGCTGTTGTGACACACTCGACAACAGTCTCTATGAGGCTATCAAAAACTGTGTCTGCACCCTCGGGTGTAGTTTTTGGCCTCGAAAAATAATAATTTTGCCCTGCCATACTAGATTCATAATGTATACTCCTGATATATTACTTGTGCAAGAACCATCTCCATACATAACGGATATGATTAATCGTGCGACACAAGATAATAAACTTGAAATATCTCGATGCAAAACCGATGCCTGTCGTACCATTAAGAAATATAGGTTTAATAAATTCTGGAAACCTATGATTCGCACACATAATATAACAGAGAACGCAATTAATTGTGCCTCCAAATCATGTCGTGCAATTAGGAAAAAGATTAAGACTGTTAAGGCACAAACTAAAACATATTATGATGATCATTGCCGACCTATGCGCATGAGAAAATCCAGAGAAAAATGTATTGCCGAAAAAAATGTTAATTTTCTCAAGTTAATAAATCAACATACTGACTGCCTCAAGTCAAAATGTGCAGCCGCATATAAGAAATTCCGAAAGACGATTAAGGTAAAAAAGTGACAATGGCTAGTGCCGAATAACCCCTTTAGGGGTCTTAACCGAGACACTGGGCGATAGCTAGAACCCTTCACGGTACCTTATCAGGGCCCATGACAAAAAACTTGAACAATCCCCAATCTACGACAGGGATACGCAATGCGTCGTGAACGCAAGAACCAACTACGCAAGATGTATGTTGACGATGCTCTGGCCCGATGGAAGGCCGGAGATCCCGTTATATCCTCTATGGAAAACTTTGCTAACGCCGTAACGGCAGACGAAAGCGACATGAAACAATTCAGCGTGGCCCTGGAAGAAGCTATTATTGATTATATGAAAGCCTCTTTCAATGTTGCTCGGACCCTAAAACCAGGCACATTACGCACACTCTGTCAGAAATATGCAGAGACAACGTATCGACAACGGAATAAGACCGTGTTCATGGATATAGGTCGCCTCGAAGCCTTCGAGACCATCTGTGCCGAGTGGATTCTGCACTACGAAACGCTGATTGTGGAGACAGCGGTGGCCTTCTACATGGATTTACTAGCAACGGGGCGTTCTTACAAATCCATCCAGCGCCGTATTCTAAAATCTCTCGACGTGTACTATATTTGGAATGGCGAGGAATACATCATGGAACATCTGGATAGTCGTATCTCGAATCTGTTTGCGCTTCGCAGCGGACACGTCAAGGGCGAGCTCCAGATCTTTGTCGAAGACAAGCAGAATATCCACACCGGCGAGATCAATACGCAAACAAAAGACACACTAAAGATTATTCTGGCAGCGTCTGTGCCAGAGGGACAGAAGACCATGGCCGAAATAGAGGCATCGTGGACCTCTTTCCAAAAATCGGAGAAGACTCCCGTGCTGTTGGACATGCGTACATGGGCGTCGAAATCTCTCGTCGTTGACAAGGATGACTATCTTTATCGGAATCTGCTACGGCATCTCTGGGCAAAGATAAAGAGTTATCCCGCTGAGACCCGCACCGAGCTCGTCAAGCGTCTCTATGAGGAATGTCACGATGCTCTGCAAATGTGTGCACAGGGTCACATCGCCCGTCTCGCCAATGTTCTCATCGGATTTGATGAAGCTGTCAAGCCCACAGTCTCTCTACAGGACAAGATGGCCGAGTTAAGTCGGGCGGACTTGTCCGTGGAGGAGAAGAAGGCAGCCGCCACCGCCATTCTCGACGAGTTCCGTGTGGAGGATAGGGCGGCGTGGCTAGAGGCACTCGACGCTTAAACACGGCCCTCTAGATTGGACCCAGATGGAGACCATTGCTTCCTTCGATCTCGGTATAAAGAATCTCAGTTACTGCGTGGCGGACTTTAGCGGAGGCCTCGTAGGAATTCGCCGCTGGGTGAATCTCAATCTTTTGGCCGACGGTGCCGACTCCCAGAGCCAGACCCGCTGCAGCTGCGGCGGTCCCGCCTCGTTTTCTAACAGAACAACCCAGACACTCTTGTGTAAACGCTGCGCAAAGAAATCGGCGAAACCAGTGCTCGATATTTCGGGAACCTCTCTGGTCGACTGGAGGAACTATGGTCAAACCGTACTCGGATTGACGACAGCCGAGGCCAAAAAATCTTCCAAAAAAGTCCTCGAAGCCAAGGCCGCTGAAATCCGTCTCATGCCCTACAAGGCACCCAAGGCCAAGGGCGTCACTCTCCAAGCACTGCTGGCGTCTATGGAAGTCTGTCTCGCCACGGAAATCGACCACTTGGCCGTCGCCTCTCGAATCCGCATCGAAAACCAGCCCTCGGAATTCGCCCCCCACATGAAGTCCGTGCAAATCATGTTATTCACGTTATTGGATCACCGGCTCCGTACCGAAAAGGCGTGGACGGGTACCATGGAATTCGTCAATGCCGGTGTAAAGACCAAGGGGACGGATGCCGGGGTAGGCAAAGGAGCGAAACGGTCCCGCAAGCTCGCCGGCATTGCCCGTGTCACGGGCCTCCTAAAGGAGTCGTGGGCCGCTCCATGGCTAGCCTGGTGGTCCGCGCAAGCAAAACAGGATGATTTGGCGGATGCGCTTCTCATGTGTGTGGATGGGTCGGCCTCTTAAGAGCACAAAGCAATTCCAGGGTAAACTGCAGATAAGTGCATTGACACATGTGAGATGTTTGCTTCCATAGGATTTGTGCTCCAGATGAACCTTTTATTCAGATAGCCTATATGATATACAATCGTCGAATACAGAATCGGTATAAACCATTCGAGATTTTTACCAATCATATTGAGACGATAGCTGATGTATATGACGTATATATAAACTGCGACCTGATCTACCCAGAATAATGTAAGATTCTTTGTTGCATGATACATGCTTGATATTAGGGCCAGGAACATGCTGACATTAAATACGGCCCAGTCTTTAGCCATAGCAACTGGAATAATAAACAGAAGGCTCGAGGCGACAAGAATTGGATTAGGAAGAAGCACACCCGTCATTGTGTTTGGATTGGGTTTGTGATCGGGTTGTCAAATTTGAAAAGGCCCAAAATAAGCCCGTGATGACCAACACTCGATATAAGGTGCATAAGAGCGTGGGCATCTGCCCACGAACCATCCGGATATTCCTCCTGTGCCTTGATATACAAGTAACCCGTAGCTGCGATTGTTATAATAGAAAAAACCTGCACAGTCCAATGCGCATTCCAACAATACCAAGACCCCAATGCAACAACGGCGAATACAGCTATCTGATCGATCCAGTACATTGGTGTATCATACAAATCGTGACGATGTATTATGTAGGTCGTAGTAGATAGAACTATAAAAAGAACCGTGTACACATATAATCGTTTTGACAAGGCATGTATAGCATTTGTCAAAAAGATCAGGCCACTTACGTGGAGCATACCTGGGATTCAGATAGGATTTATAATTATGTAGAAACCGCAGGGAGCCTGCCGTATAAAGCATCGTAAAACCAGCAAGAATAGTTTGTAGCTCTCTCGACATAACACCGAGTCCTCTCTCGACGCCTTATACGCCGTTTTTGTTTGGATGTGAGATGCATCTGGGCCTATACGGAGCATACAAATATTCCGGTCAGGCCTCGGTCAACTCAGGAATTAAAGCTCTCTGCCAAAGGCAACGGTATGAGCGTAACATTCGCAGAATCGTCGGGGTCCAAGCCATCCGTGGCCGAGCTCGCTTCCTTTGCTAGCAGAGCCAATGAAATCGATCTCGGCGGCGACATTGTGGATCTCGGTGACGATCTCGGCATGAATCTCCTGGCAAATCAACACAAGGTGTCGGCATCCCCGAAGTCTGCTACCAGACAGGTCTCCTTTTCGGGCAATCAGAGCAACGACGCTCCCAATATTCAAATCAAGGCCGTAGACGATCTCGAGGTCGTGAATCTCGATGCCGGTCCCGGGGCCAGCGATATCAAGATCCAGCGGGCCTCCGACACTCCTTTTGTTCTGAGCCCGGATGTTCCCCGGCTCGATGTGATGGATATGCCGTCCGGGCCACCCCGGCCCTCTCCCGAGGAAGAGATGCGACTCAAACAGGAGCTCCTGACGAAGATTGCCCGGCTCGATGCCCGTGAGATCGGAGGACAGCGTATGACAATGTCAAATTCCCTCGATGAAATCAAGGCCGAGGTCGACAAGCGCACCGATAGTCGCAATCTAGAGGCCTCCCTCCGCTTCCAGCGCAATGCTCTCATGACCTTTGTGACGGGCGTGGAGATGGTGAATGACAAATTCGGCCACCGTCTACCGGTAAAGCCGAAGCTCAAGGGCTGGTCCGAATCGGTACACACAAACGTCGAGGATTTCGATGAGATCTTCGAGGAACTATACGACATGTACAAGGACAAGGCGAAGATGCATCCTCTGCTCCGTCTGGCGGGCACGCTCGGTGTCTCGGCGACCATGTACCATTTGACGAACACCATGGCCGAGCGCACCGGTATTCCCGGCATGGCCGACATTTTGAATGAGGATCCCGATCTCCAGCGTCAATTCGCTCAGAAGATTGCGGCGAAGATGGGCGGCGGCATGGGCAACTTCATGGCGGCGGCCATGGGTCCTGGGCCTACCGCTCCTACATCCAACTTCGGTTACCAACAGGAGCCGAGTCGTAGTCCGTTCAATATGGCGGCGGCCGCCGAGGAGGCGCCCCGTGTCCGTCGTGAAATGAAGGGGCCCTCGGGCGTCGACGATATTCTCCGGGCGTTCGAGGCGGAGAGAGCGGCTGCAGTCTCGGTACCCGTCCGTGAGGAGCAGTCCGGTGTATTTACACCGAGTGGTCCTCCTCCTCTCGAGGCCCGTGATGTCCGTGTACAGCGCACCGCAGATCCGATGGCCGAGTTCAGCGTAGATGATCTCCAGAGTGTAGGTAGTGCGTCGACCATGGCCAGTAGCCGTCGTGGACGCAAGCGTCAACCGGTTCCTACAGTGGGAGCCGAGCTCACACTGAATGTTTAGATTTGAGCCCCTTTGGTAATACCTTCTCAATATCCTCCAACACGATTGTCTCCTTTTCTAATAACAGTTCCCCAAGTCGAATAATATACCGTTTATTCGCCTTAAGGATCTTATACGTAAACTGTTCCAGGCCCTTGATAAAATCCTGGAGACGCTTCATCATGGATTCGTCGAGTTTCTCTCCCCTATAGTTCAACGGACCCAGCTCTGCATCCATGCCCCACGTCAGAAACCACTGGCGCACCAGTGTCGTAACCTTCTCAATATCATCGTGCGCTCCCGACGAATAGTCGCCATACATAATGTGTTCGGCCACACGTCCTCCCAGCAGCACACACAGACGGGATGTGATCGCCGACTGTTCGAAAAGTTTCTTGTCCTCGGGTTTCGACTGACTGAAACCGAGTGCCGCCTCTCCTCTCGGCAGAATAGATACCTTGATCGGCGCACTCGTATGTTTCATGGCGAAACTCATGATGGCGTGTCCGGCCTCGTGAAATGCAATGCGACGGAGCTCGGCGGGACTCGCCTTCCGTTCCGGCTTTTCACGGCCTATCAATATCTCGTCGATCGCTGTTTGGATATGAGCGAGACCCACATGATCCGCCTTTGCCATGACCATATTGATCTTGGCCTGATTGCAGATGTTTGTGATATCGGCGCCCGTCAAACCGGGTGTCAAGATACTCAGAGCATCGGCTTTTACGTCGACGTCGACCGGTATACCGGAGAGATCCATCAGGAACATCTCGGTCCGTTCCTGTTTGTTCGGAGCGTCGAAAAACACCTTCTTGTCGAATCGGCCAGAACGCATCAGAGCCGAATCCAGATTCTGCGCCGAGTTCGTTGCTCCAAACACGATGATATTATCGGCAGATTCGAAGCCGTCCATTTCCACCAACAATTGGTTCAATGTACTGTCGTGCTCGGATGTGCTCGACCGACTGTTGCGTTCCTTCCCGATCGAATCGATTTCGTCGATGAATATAATACAGCCGGCCTTTTCACGTCTGGCGCGCTCGAACAGGTCTCTGACACGGGATGCACCGACGCCGACGTATTTTTCAACGAATTCGGATCCCGATGTGTGAATTACCGGAATGTCGATCGAGGCAGCCAAGCTTTTTACGAGAAGTGTTTTACCGGTACCCGGAGGACCTATCAAGAGTATACCTCGGGGGAGCCGGATCTTGAACTGCTCGTATTTCTTCTTATCCTTGATGAAATCCATATAGTGGCGCAGCTCCTCCTTGACACTGGCGAGCCCGACGATACGTTGCAGAGAACCTTCGGGTTTCTTTATAGGTCTGGAGTGCTTTCTATTATACCACAAATACACAATGAATAATAATAAATATACGTTGAGCATATTCATTATTATTGACACTGGGTTTATTTGGTTGGCTTGATCGCAGACAATAGATACCACGACGAATTTTCATTGAACAGATAATGGAGACAGATGATCACAAACAGAGTGATCCAGAAGGCCACGACGAGGTTGCGGGTACCGATGAACATGACGGCGAATAACAAGAGAGGGCGAAATACAATATCCTGGAGGAAGGCTTCCTGACCAGGAGTCACGGATAACACCATGAAACGCCCGCCGAGATTCAGCAAAATGTAGGCTAGACCCAAGACGTAGGGATTCATGTTGATGTCGTGAAGGCCGATTAAGATGGAATCGGACTGGGACAGATTTTTATCTTCGGCAGTTACAATCTTTGCCTTTTTCGCCATAACCCTATTCATGTTCTATAATTTTTGTGACCGAGATAGTGGGGCGTCATTATCCAGGCGAGCCACACGATTCCTGCAGGGATTCCCCATATAGGATGGTAGTCCGTTATTAACAACACGATGATCGCACCAATGAGCCGGAACAGTGGCTGCCGGGCCAAAGAAATAATGATCTCCATCCTACATGACTGAGGGGAATTTATGTTATACCGGTTCCAACTTTAGAATATTTCCCACGAAGTGATTATTGCTACCGGCTAGTGCCAAAGTTAAGACCCCCTGGTGGGATTCTTAACTTTAGCACTTCAAATCTAGAAAACGAAGTTTTCTAGATTAGTACCCTCTGCGATGT